TCTTAATAACGCCTCTGTTATAGCCTGCAGGAGAGAACCAAGGATCAGCAATGTAATCTGTTCTTGCAGCAAGACCTGCGACGTCACCATTTAATGGAACATAACGATATTTATCATTGTAACGATCGTACTGATATTTCCAACCTGAATCTAATACTGCGAACGAAGAACTTGTTAAAGTATCTCTGTATGCTGCAATCTTACTTGCCTGATTTGTAGTGTTAACAACATCTACATATGGAGGAGATACAAATACTACACAATCTCTTCTTGATTCAGCAATTCCGATAACAGTATTAACTACACCAACATTTGTTGTTGGTCCCATTGGAATCAAGCTTACATCAAACAATTCGTCATTACTAAACAATTCATAACCAGCTTGTACATTTCCTGCAGAAACAGATGAACCTGTTACGCCGCCTGACAATGTAGTTGTAATATTTGCAGATAATGTTGCAAATGTTTTAGCCGAACCTGTTGTGCCCCAATTTGTTCCAGCAGTCGGATGATCTAACCAACTAATATATCTAGATTGATTGTTAATTACATCTTTGTAATAATTAGTAGAATTGTCAGAATTCTTGGCATCTGATGCTTTAGAAACATATGAGAATTTTTCAAGAACTGTACCAGCAGTTCCTGTCCAATTGCCATTTGCATCTACAACAATTACGTGTAATTCATCTGCAGAACCGTTTCTTGACGATACCCAAGCAGATGTGCCAGGAGCAGAATTGAATTGGTTGGCATATTGCCAACCTGTGAATGTATTAGAATCAGCAACTGATACTTTTAATGAATTACCTAGTGTTCCTGGATATTTAGCAATGAATTCGCCATATCCAAAACCACCTGTGCTATATTCACTATCATACACATCTGAATTTTCAATTAATAATGCATCAAAAGAAACGGTTGCGTTTCCTGTTGCGGTACGATTTTGAGAATCTACGATTGTAACTGCAGGAACAGAGGTATATCCTGCACCTGCGTTTGTAATATTAATGCTATTAACAGTAAAACCAACTACCGCAACAGGAATTGCATTACTAGAAATAAATGCAGAATCGCCTAATACTGGAGTAACAATTACATTAGGAGTAGATGTAAATCCCGTGCCCGGATTTGTAACTGCTATGCTACCAATTAATGCCTCTATTCTAACAGTTGCATTAGCAGTTGCACCACCTAAAAGATTATTTTTATTAATAGTAACATTAGGAGTAAACGTATAACCACCAGAACCAGCATTAATAATATTGATACTATTAATAATACCGTAACCTAAATTAGCAGTTAAAACAGCACTAGTGCCAGTGTTACCATCTAAACGATTTAAAACAATATTAGGTGCAGCTAAGTAACCGTTACCATTATTTGTAATGGTATAACCAGTAATAATATTACCAGTAATAATAGGAGTTGCTGTTGCCTGTGTACCGCCGGTAACCAATGTTCCGCCTGAAATTGTAATATTGCACGCTGTGCCTGCAGGTCCAAAATTTGAGCCTGGATTTGATATTTGAATATCTTTTAACTTAAAGTGTATTACTAAATTTGCGCTTGCACTCGTTGACTGTTGATTTTGAATAACTACATTAGATAGAAAATTATAGTTATTTCCTACGTCTTGTACGTTAATTGCACCAATTCCTCCAGAACTTAAAACAGCAGTTGCTGTTGCGTTAGAACCACCGCCACCACTAATTGTGACTGTAGGTACAGCTGAATATCCAAATCCGCCAGTAGTTAAATTAATTGAATTAATTATACCTGTGGTTGATAATACTGCATTACCCAATGCTCTAGTACCACTAGCAGGTGCTGCAAATGTAACTACTATGTCTGCAGCTGATGTAAATGTATTTGGTGTATTAGTAATTGTTACGCCAGAAACTCTACCCGACGGGGTGGAAACTGCGTTTCTTGCAACAGATTTATCTGCTACTCTAACTAATTTTAAATTATTTCCATATGATAAAAAGTTTGCCGCTGTGAAAAAATAACCCGCAGTATCATCATTTGGATTACCAAATTGTTCTACAAGATTTCTCTCTGTGTCTACGGTTGTAACTTTTTCCACTGGTCCCCATTGAAAGGCTCCCGAAAATGCTCCAGCAGAAGTTGCTACCGCGGGAACAACCGTACTTTTATCTTCTTCGGTAACTAAAACGCCAGGTGAAAGCTGAAATGCCATCTTCTTCTCCTTGATAATTTTATAGATAGCTCTATAATATGATTTTCTATTTATTTATAAGTATGTTCATTTAGACATTTTCAAGGAATTTTCTTTGCATTTCGTGAATCTCATCCGGAGATTTGGATGATGCTGTAAACCATATTTCGTCAGTTGTTATTACGGGGGCTTCATGTTCTGGAACTCCCCTATCAACAATACCAAACGGAGTCAGATTTTCTTCAATCTGTTTAAATTGTTCTTCGTACAGGGCTTTTCTTAAATTGCTATCAGTCAGGTCTTTAAAGAATGACTCGTTAGTTGCCCATGCAAACAGTACTAGAGTCATAACCAAATCGTCATGATACCCCTCATCTGCTTTGTGTGTTCCTCGAACTTCAATAAACGTAGAAATTTCGTTTATAATATCTGGATCATGAATTAGTAGTTTTGTGCCCTCAACTAAACTCTTGAACGATGTACAACCCAATCGTTTAACTTGTTTAGTTGTTCTTACGCCAAGGGTTGCCCCATTTGAAAATCCGCCAGACAGATACTGTCCCGATTTACTGTTATTTCCGACAAAGAATACATTTTCGTATTCTAAGTCCATGTATAATGTATCAGCCACTTGTTGACCGTTATCATTAATCTCAACTAAGCAATATGCTTTGTTGTAATCTTTTGCTACTTTATATATTATATTTGGAAAAAGCAAAGGACTTATTTTATTGTTTCTATATTTAGCAACAAGTCTATGAGGATAACTTGTGATATCTATGACCGTAAATGCTGAGTAATCTCCCCCTACTCCCCTGGATGTATCAGCAACAAGCATATACACCCTATCCTCTTCCGGTTCCTCAAATACATCCAATCCATCTTTAGTGTAGATGTAGGGTTTAACTGACATCCTACCAATTGTATCAGGATTAACTAAAGTATTAGAAGATCCAAGGAACCTACACAAAACCTCTTGGTTGAACTTGAGTTCTCCCAACATAGATTTTTGTTCAGCTGCCCATTTGTCGTCTCTACCGGGGATTCTGCTATATGGAATAAACAATGGAACAAACCCATTTAATCCTTGTTCAGCCTCATTCCAGAATTTCCAGAAATGATTGTAACCAAGTGGGGTAGATGTTAATAAAATCTTTGTGGTGTTACCTGCAGAAATTGTTGGATAAACAGACGTAAAGAAATCCTCTGCAACATTATTTGGAATAATTGCCGCTTCGTCAATATACAGCCAGTTTACAGATTTACCTCGAATACCAGATGAGCTTGTTGCTGCAGTAAATACTTTAGAACCATTCTCAAGTTCAATGTCACCTTTATTAAATGTCTTTACACCCTGTTGCATCCATATTGGAAGCATTTCGTACATAAGCTCATATCTAGAAAGTACTTCTCTAGCAGCTGAAGATTTATTTGCTAAAATAGCAACTGTTTTGTTTTCTTGAAATAGTGTGTACCACAGAATACAGGCAGCAGAAGTAATTGTCTTACCTTGCTGTCTACCTTCCATCAAAATAACTTTACGATTATTAAGTATAACGTCTACTTTTTCTTTTTGGCAATCGTATAACTTAAATGGAATTAGACCTTTATCTAAAGAAACAATTTTGCAATAGTTCTCAATAAAATAGATTGGGTCTTGTCCACATTTTATAATTTCTTTAACCTGCTCTGCAGAGTACGATATAACCGTGCCAATCTGTTTTAGATTAGGGTTACCATTATAGGATAATTTTTTACTGGTCGATGATGTTGTCATCTTTTTTACCTAACAATTTCATTAGTTCGCTAGTAGAACCAGCAAATACTACATTATTTTGAGTGCCAATTTGAACTGGATCGTCTGCTTGTAACTCCTTAACCTGTTTCTGCAAACCCAATAAATCTTTTGAAACATCAGATAAAGTTTTAATAAATTGACCTGCTACCTCATAGCTTCTGGGATGTTCGGAATTTTTAGATAAATTAATTAATTCTTCTAAAGTGTCTTCACCCTTTAGCAACAATTTCCTCATTGTTTGTCTAGCCAATTGGTAATCATCTTCCTGATCCATTGCCTTTGTTGCATTCAAATTTTCAGGAATTGAGGGCAAATTTGTATTTTCAGTTTCAACCATGGGATCTATATTAAAAATATCATTCAAATTTTCTATATTTTTCATAGTTAAAAGTCTTCAAAGTTTTCAAGGTATCCGAAAGAATCGTTTACATTTGCTGTAACTGGGTCAGTCTCCACTGTTATTATTTGTTGTTGTGTAATAAGTTCTTTATCATTAAATATATTAGATATTGCTTTTCTAATTATACCTTGTTTGCTTACAGGACCGTAGAAATTAATTTTTAAAACAAAACTTAGTGTCCAAATAATAGATCTTCTAGTTGTAAGATCGCCCTCAT